AGTATTACCTTCCCTCGGAAAGCCTTTATAGAGGCCAATAACTGCCCTGTACGGGTCAATCTGGACTTACCTGTCAGACCCTCCCGCTTTCGTTGCTTGACATAGTCTGGTGACAACGCAGCCAACTTAGTCTTTCTGCCTTGGTTCTTATCGACACCAAATCCTTTTCTGGTCCTGTCTCGGATAATATCAGCAGCCACCTCAGCGGTATCTTGCTCCAGCTTAGCTTTATGCTTCAGGACGCGAGACTCCATCTTCTGTAGCTTTTGTCGCAGTTGGTCAATCTTCATAAGTTCCTCAAAATATTATCAATCAGAGCTTGTTCTTGTTGACTTAGGGACGGTGTAGGAAGCTCCTGATCCACACGATTAAGTATAAGATCGAGTTCCTCTGATGATATACCAATAAAAGGCTTCGCAAGAGCAGGATTAGGGTCGTCATTCCCATATGTTCCAATGGATACTCCCTCTGCCTGGTTTGCTTCAATACTGGTTATGTCCTTATATCCGACTGTGATAGCCCCTTGTGTGTGGGATACCACCTCCAACATCGCCAACATATCCCCTGAGTCTGAGAGGTTATTGCCTCGGTGTGGTGATTTCTTGGCGTACTTGAAGGCTGTGCCATTCGCACTTATGCCGGAAGCTGTCCGATCTTTTATCTTCTGGACCATCATCTGTCCTATACGATCTCTGGCAGCTCCGTCATACTTATTCGGTATCGCTATCGTCTTCTGTATGTTGTTCCGATTCTGTATCGTCATCTGGTTGCTCCTTAAACATCTGGGCGGCCTTAAGCACCCTCTCTGCCTTCTCCTCTTCGATCTCAACCATTAGATCGTCGATCTCGTCGGAGGACATCTCTGGGTTGGCTTCGGCTAATGCCCTGCGGTAACTGGTAAATCCTGCCTCCAGCTTCTTGGTTAACAACTCAAGCTGCTGTTTCGGGTCAACGACTACAGTCCCTTCTTCATATTTCACGGTTGGCCAGAAGTCGTCAGATAGCAATTTAGCATCGGGTAACTCGTTGGACTTAACCCAAAACTCATTCAGGTCATATATCAGTGACCATAACTCTCGCTCAATCCCAGTGAAAATCTTCATCTGGTCCTTACGAATATTAGTGGTGTCCACCTCGTCGATAGCCTTAGCTATGCCGGAAGAGGCTGAAGATACAGATATATTACCCATACCACTGGACTTTACACCCATTGTCTCCATCCACAATACCAGTGTGGAGTTAATCAGGGCCAGTACCTTGTCTACATCGACTTCGGGCTTGATGGTATTCAGGCTTCCCCTGTTCTCGCCATCGGACTTTAGCATCCACAAGGCGTCAGGGGTATTTTGCATTTCAGCCAGATCAAGGTCAATCGAGTACAAGATAGCGTGAGATTGAAACTTAACAGCATAGTTCAGGTCCGTGAGAAGCTTTGGTATCAGGATAGGCATGGTCAATTTGTCCTGTTGAGGGGTCGGAATTAGGTTAAATTCGGCTCCATTTACATAAACAAAGGGTATCCTACCTATTGGATTTAAGCCATCAGGATTACCCATTTCGGCCATTATATCCGTTCTTATGTAACCCTCAGAGTCTACAGCCAGAATCTCGGTGTCCGAGTAGAACATGAACAACTCGACATCTCGTACAACATTATTGGCAGACTTCATTGATCTACCATCTATGTCTGTAGTCGGCTCATTGACTGGAGTGGTACCTCCCATGTATTTTATGAATACAGTGGGGTCCTGTGGGTTTATATAACTGTCAGAGTACACTGTGAACTGTGTAGGGGGTAATATCCGCAGTCTGGGCTTCCCACCATCCACATAAGGCTCGATTGCCAAATACTGGAATAGGTTAAACAGTCTGTTAGCTACGTTGAGCTTGGCATCAATATCTAAACATTCTTCATAATAACCTAGCATGTCGCTGTCTACTTCATTATCCTCAGACAAGGTTCTGGTAACGCCTTGGGTATATACCTGGCTGATTTTGTCAATCATTTTAGGTAACACATTAATTGGAGCTATTCTCTCGATCGCTGTTCGGGCTGTATTCACTGAGTATTCTTCATGGATTGAATCTTCCACGTACTTCTGGAGTCCGCCCTCCCAGATATCGAGGAGCTTACGTTCAAATATAGTCTGATTCTGCTGGGCTGTCTTCACATACTGCACCAGCTCAGGGACCATATCACGCAATGGTCGTCGTGTCATTGTCATATCTATAATTCCTTATCGTTGTATCATTTGAGGTTTCTTGCGTTGTACAATCGGGGCTAATTTGTGGACTACATACCCCAGAGCAACGCTGAGATGAACTTTGTCACCTTCCTTGTCTCTGGCTGCCAGTGTCTCCAGCTCCTTTATGAGATTGCCGCAAGATGGGTCAATCACGATCTTTTTGGTGTTAAACAGTCGATTCACTGCGTTTTGTCTGTCTCGGATGGGCGGGTTCGTGGTCACATCCAGTGTAAATCCAGCATCTTTTAATATTTGATGATCTGACTTCTGGCTGGACGTCTTACGTGCCTTACCTGTACTATCCGGCACTATTGTCCGGTACGGGAAATGGAATAATTCTTTCTGTAACGTGCTAGCCAAAGTAAATGTGTTGGAGTTTGCCTCAGTTAGACTGATTTCCTTACAAACATAAAGGGTATCCCCCCTCATCTGACACAACACCGCTGACATCTGGTCAATATTGAAGTCTACTCCAACATGGGTGTGTGCTTCTGGCAGCATTTGAGTCGGTTGTACAATCGCCTTCCTGTCAAAGCTCCAATATACTGAGCCAGCCGTCAGGTTGACATATTCATTGAGTACCTCCTGACGATACATAGGAGCATCAGCAGAACCATAATCCTCAAGCAAATCATCAATATACTGTTCCGGCAGAAACGGGTTATCGGAAGTCTGAGCCTGAATAACCTTATAGTCGTTCTCCTTGGTTGGCGAGGAATACATGTCATAGCCCCAATTGAAGCCGTTCTTGGTCGAGATCGCTCGAAAGTACAGCGGGCCATTCTTGTCCCTTAATCGGGTCTTGATTACATCATAAGCCTTCCGGTCCTTGCCCAGAAAAAACTCGTCAGCAGCAATCCAACCTACCTCAATCCCTCGAATATTGTCATACTTTTCCAGGGAATACACATAGATAGTGGTATCCATGATGGTAATCCTCTTGGAGCCATAAGCTGTCGAGTAAGGTATATTATTATCTTCACACATTCTGAAAAGGGGAGTCAATGTCGCATTAAGTAGCTGTCCGTGTGTGTTGGCTACAATCATACCATTGGCCTTGGGATACTGACCTACCATCCTCAATACGAAACACGCCAATGCGTGGGTCTTCCCTGTACCTACACCAGCCAACAAGGCCAGATTATGGTGGTCAGAGCTGACGAACTCGTATTGGTATGGCAGTAAATCAATCATCCTTCTTCCCCAAATCGTTGAATGTTATATTTATCTGTTTCTCGTTGTCTACAATCTCCGGCTCCAACCCATTCGGGAATAGCTTGACGTATCGGTCATAAAAGCTGAGCGCGAGCTGCATATACTTCGGATTCTTCTTTTCACTGTAATCCGCTAGCATCTCATTGTATTTTTCCAGCAAATGCTGTCTGTTTGCCTCCCTGACGGCATCAATATCCTCCAGGGTGCGCTCTCGCAAGGTAGCAAGAGCCTGGGCTACATAGCCCCTGACTGTTGTATCTGATTTCTCGTATTTATTCTTTATATGGTCGCAAATCTCCGTATATGGCTTCAAATCCACAAGCATTCTCATGATTTCTTCTTGGATTCTGGCCAATGTCACGTTATCTGACCTCTGGCTCATCGGTTTCCTCCTTCTTTTCCGGCCACTGTAGGGAAGGATCTTCTGGGTCCAGCGATAATATCATAGAAATGTCTTGTTGCGCTAACACAGGGACATTATTGATAAGCTGGTACCGCATGACCTTCAGGAGTTCATCTCTGGTGTAAGTCTCCATCAGGTCCTCTACAGTCATACGGGGTATTTCAATTATTTCGTCCATGATTTACCTCCTGTATGGGTTGAATATTATGTTATATTTTCGGGATACCTCCCCCCAATTTCTTGGGAGGTGTGTTACTGTCGTGAATTTAGATCGCCCACCTACTGACTCCAGCAGGTAACTGAGTATGCCCAGTCCACGGTACCTGTGCTTAGTATAGGCATAGTGCAGTATATCACCCTGATAACAGATGAACCCGTAAACCTCATTTGTGTCTTCTGGGTCTACGGCTAGCTTCACTGCGGCTGAACCAAGTATTTTGTCGATTACCTTGGTGTGGCCTTCATAGAATGTGGTGTTGGTCATTGCGCGGCCCTCTGTCTGGGAGCGATAACTTTTCAACCAGGAATTAAAAACCAAACTAGTATCTTCATCTCTCATATCTCGTAAATGAATATCCATAATGTCTCCTAAAATATGAATAATAGCGTAAGGATGCTGAATATACACAGCGATCCCCAGAAGTATGTATCTTGTATTTTTTGTAGCTGGTGTTGTCTCTTAACTTGCTCCAGATGTGATATCATGTCGTCAAGCTTCCGGTCTATCTCTCTGATTCTTTCTAGTTGTTTCATATTAATCTCCTTTGGTTTCAATATTCTCCAGAAACTCAAGGAACCGCATAACTGCAAGTATCTCTTCGTCTGAAGGATTCTGGGACCGAACCCAGGTTTGTACCATTAGTTGGTATTCTATTATCTGCATTTCAACATTCTCCTGACTTTAGACACCACTACATCCTCTCTGTGAGGGTTATCTTGGTTTGCATTCCACCAAAGAATACAGTCCATTAACTCATCAGGCTCTACTCCAGCTCGTAAGCCAGATTGTACCAAGATGTAAATATGGAGGTGTCGTTGGCCTTCGTCTCTCTTCCGCATCAAGTTCATCTGGAACTGGAACTGAGCTTCTGGGGAGCCAATGTCGGCATCATCCATGATCTCAATTGTAATAGGAGGAGGTGTCAGCATAGGGATGGATAATCTGGTGCCGTCCAATGACTCTAGTACCTCCTTGGTCCTACCAGTCTTCTCATGAATAGCTCCACGAACCCTGTATTGACCTGCTGGATGATAGAATGAGCTGTCTACGTATTCCCATAGCCCGTGGTTTTTAAGCCACTGACGTTGAGAATAGGGAACCTCAGAGCCTTCCATTGGCTCACAGGGTAGCTCGCAGTGCACCCCACGATTCCCCGTAGTCAGAATATCCATCTGAAATCCCAGTCCCTTCAGTATCTCCAAGGCCGGTTCTACTGAGTCTTCTTTGTCGATATCAATAAATAATGTGTCGGTGTATACCACAGTACCTTTCAGTCCCTTGGTATTACCTTGGGTCTGGATAAGCTCCACAGTCTCCCGTGGATATTGGTATACACTCTGGTAGTTTGCCCATTTAGGCTGTGTCTCCATCAAGATAGGTCGCCCTACCCTGATTGTGGTTTTTCTGTACTCACGTTTCATAGTTTTGTCTTACTCTCTCTTTGGATCTCTTCGGTTTTAGGGTTGCTATTTGTCTCTTTAGTTGGATTTCCAAACATGAAATCTGCACATATGAGTAACGCAATTACTAAATGAACTGGATCTAACATAATAATTCTCCTTTTAATTTCTTTATAATGGCACCAGAAAGCCCATACCGGCCTTCTTGGCATCTCGTTTATATCTGTCTCTGTAATAAATGTTTAACTCTGGATTATGGTAGAGAGTATACTCGTTTCCATTACTGGAGTTTACCCACGTACCTGCACCTACAAGGGGTTGTCCTGAAACTCTACAGCAAATCCGTGTTCTTCTCCAAATAAACTATTCAGGAAGTTACCTATCGTATCCAGATTTACAAACACAAACAATAAAGTGCAGAGAATCCCTGCCAAAACTTCAAAAAACGTAACCATAATAATATCTCCTTTTAATCTCTGAGGAAAAAATCCCAATCTTTAAGATCCTGTTTTGTAATCTCGCCGGGGTCTACCATTTTGATTTCTTCTGCTTTGAGGGAGCGTGGTACGTCTCCTTGCGTTTGTTGCGCCGAAAAAAAGTCCAGTGCAATTACTGTACCAAATAAGTATAACGTCAAGAGGTCCATGTTTCTCTCCTTATATTGCTGCATCTATGTTTGCATATTCTAGGTACTCGTCTACCATAGCAAGAAAAGTGGTGTAGGAATAGGTATGTACCTTCCAATAATATTGCCAACGGCATTCATTTAAAACCTCTACCGCACTAGGATATGTGGCTACCTGAAGACGTCCA